CCATGTAGCCGTTGCCGAACAGGTTGAGCTTCTCGATCACGAGGTTGCGATTGCCGACGCCCTTGGTGCCTCGATAGATGATCATGTCGTCGCCGACCGGGCCGACCCAATTCACCTTGGCATAGTTGCCGTTCACGCCCCACGGGCTGCCCTCGTGGCCGGGTTGGGCGATGGTGATGGTCCCGTCCAGCTCGACGGCGGTGCGCGGGTCGAGCATCCCGACAAAGCAGTCGTCGGCGAAATACTGCAGCGCCTGCGCCAGCTCGGTGCCGTTGCGCGGCCAGACAAACGGGCTGGTGTCATCGGGCACGGTTGAGCGCGGCTTCGCCCGCCTCGGCAGCTGATAGAACTCGGAGGAGCGGGCGGCGCTGTGCGGGCCCTTTTCACGACGAGGCTGTGTGGCGGCGCGCGGCATGTGTTGTCCCTTTCAAGGCGAGACGCCCGCCAGCCCCGAGGGACCGGCGGGCGGTTGACGTTTGATCAGCGCGCCGTGGGTGCCGGAGCCGGCGTTACCGGCGGCGTGCCTGCAGTCGGCGGTGGCGGTACTGGCTGGCCTGAGACATAGCCGGGCGGCAGCGGCGGTACCGGCACCGGCTTCGGCGGCGCACTGCCCGGTGCCAACTCGTGATAGTGCCAGATGCCCATTTGATCGCGCACGAGCACCAGCGTTGCACCCGGCGCTACCGTCGGCGGCTGGCTCGGCGGGCGAGCGTCGGGATGACCGGGTGAGCCCGGCAGGCTGTTGTCGGGACGGGCCGGCGCGCTCGGCAGGCCGTGGTCAGGATGACCGGGGTGGTAAATCGGCGGGCTCACATGACCGGGCCGGCCGCCGGGCAGTCCCTGATCGGGATGGCCCCAACCGATTTCGGGGCGACCATAGCCGGGATCGACGCCGCCACCACCGCCGAAGCCGGGGTCGACGATCCCTTCGATGGCATGGATGAAGGCGAAGTTCTGTCCGATGTGGCGAATGAAGACAACTGGCATAGCCTTGCTCCTTTGAGGGGTTGGTGGTCACTCACTCCAATACGCTTCGCTGATCAAAGCTTAAGCGACGATCCCGTTAAACGTGCCGGCGCTGCTGATGGTCAGGCACTCGCCGCGCGGCTCGCTGGGTGGCGCGCACAAGCCGAGGTGAATCCAGTCGCCGTATTCCCAGATCAGCTGATCGATGCCGAATTCTTCCATGTACTGCTCGACGATCTTGCAGACGTCGTAGGGATCGCCGCAGCCGGGGATGATGAAATCGCAGGCCAGTCCGCTCATGTGCGCGCTGGTCGAGCTGCCGCCGACAGCGGCGTTGACGGCCGGGCTGCGGTAGCCGCTGGTGATCGTCACCGGGAAGTCGCCGCAGGCCTGCCGAACCTGCTCCATGACATCGGCCAGCTGTTGCAGACAACCGATGATCTCGCGCGACGGGGTATTGTCGAGGCCCTGTCGTGCAGCTGTCTCGCTGTAGATCATCTCCTGCAGGCTGAAGTGCTCGCTCAACATGACGGTCGGCATGTCACTCTCCTGCTACATGCTGACGGCGTGATCGAACCAGGCTGCCCACGACGCGGCGCAAGGTCCGGTTACTGAGCCCGCCGCCATTGCCAAGCCGCTGGTGCATGACGGCGCACAACTCTTTGAGCGGCCGTTCGGGATTGATCGCGCCAGCCGCCACAGCGGCCTCGAAAGCCGCGGCGATCTCGGGGCGGCGCGACGGTCGACCGTTGCCCCATGTGCGCGTGGGCAGGCCAGCGCGCAAAAGCTCGGCACGGCTGTTGATCCCTCTTTCCAAAGCGCTGGGCGGTGCCGCGGCGACGGGCGGTGGCACGGTCGAACCATTCGCCAGCGGGTTGACGATGGGCACGTTGATCGCGCCCTCGGAGGTGACGGTCGAGATGCCGATTTCCTGGCGGATCAGGCGGAAGCCGAACTCGCCAAGGTCGTCCTCGTCGCGCTGTACGATCTCATAGACCTGATCGTTGATCGTCAGGAGATCGCCGAGCACCGGCCACGGCTTCGGTACGATGGCGCGGTCGCAGTAGAACCAGATCTGCGTCTCGCCCAAGCCGGGCTCGTGGCCGCCAAGCGGCGCCTCGAACGGGTCGATGCGGAAGCGGCCGGGGATCGTGGCGACCGGCTGGAAGACGCGGCCATCCGATCCGACCGTCGACCACAACGCATCCTGTCGGAACGCGGTCGCGAGATCGCTCAACAGATACTGGAAATCCTCCATGCCCATGCGGGCTAGCCTCTGATTGGTGCGCCGAAGACCTGCCAGCCGAGCAACCCGAACAACAGGAACGGGATGATCGCAAAGCCGAAGACCGCCCCGGCAAACAGCGCGAAGTGCCACGCGAGGCCGAAGACGAGCCAGATCAACATGAGCACCCAGAAAATCAGGCCGCGTGTCATCGTTTATGCTCCATGGTGTGCGATTCGCGGCTCAGGCGGCTGGCCCTTGCCGCGAGCGCGTGATTGTCATGGCGGCGGTACGAAGGTCGTCGCCTGAGCGGTGAACAGCGTGCGCGGCTGGGCGCACAACGGGAGCACGTTCATCTGCGCCTCGATCTCGACGCCCTTGTCGTATCGCATCGGCTCCATCTTCGAGTAGCGCGGCAAGGCGATGGTGTTGACCGTCTCCATGTAGTCGGCCGGTGCGTATATCTCGGCGAACAGATCAGGCGCGCCGACCGGGAAGAAGTGACACATGTCGTCCTCGACGAACTTGATGGCGCCGACCTGGCCGCGATATTCCTCGATGGTCACCTCCTTGAAGGTCGCCATCGAGCCGAGCTGCGCCAACTCCAACACCGTCTGAGCGACGAGGTAGAGGTAGGGCTGCCGCCGTTCGGGATGCATCGAGAAGGCGTCGAAGAACGTCTTGCCGGCGATGCCGTGGATGCGCTGATACATGCCGCCCGAGATAGCGGCGGCCATTTTCCGGCCGAGATCGTTGATCAGCGTCGTCAGCTGTCCGGCCCACGCCGCCGCATCGCCAGTGTTGCCGGCGCCGATGATCGGCCAAGTCAGCAAGGGCTGCGCGGTAACGTGGAAGGCGTCGAACAGATCGTACTGCTGCAGCGGTGCGCCAGTCACACGGTCGGCCGCCGTCGTGACGATGCCCTTCACGGCACCGAGGCGGAGATATTCCAAGGTGAGGTCGAGCCGCCGGCCGAGCTGGGCCTCGCGGTCGTTCACGATGCCAATCACCGTCTCAAGCTGATCTTCCGTGCCGAAGGCGCGCACGTTTTGGACGGCGTCGGCAAACAGGCTGGTGCGCACCGGGAAGTGCGGGATGGCGACCGGCACGATCGCGCGCGGGTCGACCACGTCGGGCGTGGGCGATGAGCCGCGCGGTCGCTCGGGCACCAGCGCGAGCCGCTCACCACGCACCTCGATCATCGTCGTGGTGGTGGTCAGCCGCTTTTCGTCGAACAGGTTGAGCCGGCCGATATTGCCCGGCACATACGGCACCTGATTGAGGGCCAGCGTCAGCGAGCTGATGCCGAAGGCATTGCCAGTGAAAATCTCAAGCATGGTCAGGCTCTCCCGGTTTGAGGTGCGGGGTCACCCGCGGGGGGTGGCGCTTCTTCTGCGGACTGGATGCCCGTTACGGGCGGGCCGGTCGGCGGTTCATCGATCGCGAAGCTGGGAGGCTGCGTGTTCGGCAGCACAGCGGCGCGCACGACGATGCCGAGCGTGGCGAGCTGGGCGTTGGTAGCGACCGGATCGAGCGCGCCGTAAACCAGGTAGGCGTCAATGACCTCGGCATCGCGCGCGATGACGGTCTGGTTGTAGGGTCCGTCGACCGGGTTGGTGGCATAAGCGAGGATGCCAACGATGGCGGCGGGAGTGGCCGCCGCGACGCCGGTGGCGTCGACCAAGCTGCCCGGCCACAGGCCGGTAGGACCCGTGACTTGAATCACGTCGCGCGAGCGATCGCCTTGGGCCTCGCTCAGCAGGAAGTCGAGGGTTCGCGGCGACTGGTTCATTTGGCTGGCGCCGGGGATATGAGCAGCAGACTTGATGATCGGAGGAGCGGCCATGATTAGCCTCCTGTGCTGGTTGCGGGCGGGGCGGGCGGATAGCCGTCAGTCGGCCGCGGCGGTGGCGGCGGCATCGGCGGTGGTGTCGGTGGCGTGAGCCGCGCGACTTGGCTGAGCGCGTCATTGATGGCGCCGCCGGCGACGCGCAGCTCGCGGACCAGCGCATCGTCGGCTGGATTGCGCTGGCCGGGCTCGGTGCCGGCGTAGGTCGCGAGCGGCACGATCAGCCCAGCGACGACGTCGCAGAACATCTTGACCTGATTGGCGTCCAGCATGGCGGACTACTCCTTGACGCCGCGTTGCGCGCGAAAGCGTGCTTGGGCGGCGCGTTCAAGATCGGCGGTGGCGGGTCCACCGGCGCCGCCGAGGCGGGGCGAGCGCTGCGAAGAAGGGTCGATCGTCGTCAGCTGGCGTTTGCTGTTGTCCTCGGCCTGCCGTGCCAGCAGGCGCTGCCGAACGACATCAAGCCCGAGACCTTCGCCGATGAAGCCGGCGGCCATCTCGGGATAGCGAGCGAGCGCGCACAGTTCGGCGATCTCGCGCGCTTGAGCGCGGGTCGTGGTGACGGCCTCGTCGACGCGGAGCTGCACGACGTTGTCAGCCGGTGGTGTTGCGGCGGGCGGCGTGGGCGGTGTCGCGGGCGGGTTCGGCTGCTCGCCGGTCGGCGGGTTGGGCGCTTCCATCTTGGGACCTCTCGGTTGCTGTGGGTTGGCGATGTGCTGGGCGAAGGCGGCGTGCGCCTGCTCGAAGGTGCCGATCTGGTCGACAAGACCGGCGCCGGTCGCGTTCTCGCCGAAGTAGACCGCCGCCTCTTGATTGCGGATCCTGCCCGGCGTGATGCCGCGATGCTCGGCGACGATATCGACCAGCTTGTCGTAAAGCCGGTCGACCTCGCCTTGGATGGCCTGCTGGCCTTCGTCGCTGAGCGGGCCGTGCGGGTTGGCGTCGATCTTGCGCGCCCCGCGATAGAGGTACGTGTATTTGATGCCCTCGGCGGCATCGAAGGCCGACTGGTCAGCATGGAGCGCGACCACGCCGAGCGAGCCCAGCGCCGCGGTCTGCGTTGACCAGATGCGATCGGCCGCCGAGGCGAGCACGTAGGCTGCCGACAGTGCGTCGTCGTTCGCCATCGCCCAGATGGGCTTGAGCTGGCCGGCTTGGCGGATCACGCGCGCGAGATCGAACACGCCGCCGGCCTCGCCGCCGGGACTGTCGATATCGAGCAGGACGCCGCCGACCCGGTTGTCGGCCTGCGCCGCGCGCAGGATGCGGCCGACGCTTTCGTAGGATTGCAACGGCGTCGAATCGGGAGCGATCTGCCCGGCCCGGCGCACCAGCACGCCGTGAACCGGCACGGTCGCCACACGGTTGTCGATGCGGTAGCCGCGCGGCCGGTCATTCTCCGACGAGGGCGGCGGCCTGTCCGTGTCGAAGGCGGCGCGGAAATCCGGCAGGTTGAAGGTCGTCTCCTCGACCTGCGAGCCGCGCGCGCGCATGGCGGCGTGCAGGCCGGCGAGCAGCGCGTCGAGCGGGACCGGCGCGATCAAGAGCGGCGGGCCGAAGACGCGGGACAGGATATGGGGAAGGGCGCGCAGCATCAGGCAGCCCTCTCGTTGTCTGGCCCGTCATTGCCATCCTGCTGGTCCTGCTGGTCCTGCGCGTCTTCGAGGTCCTGCCGGTCCTGATCATCCTGTTGATCGGTGGGCGGCTGGCTGCCCGGCGCCGGCGGCTTGACGACGGGTGCAGCGTGCCCGGTCCAGCCGAGCGGCGCGTCGGGGATGCCGTACTTCTCGCGCAGCTTCTGGGCCTCGGCGATGCGGGCGTAGACCGTTTCGATGTCGAGCCCTTCGGCCTCGATCGCGTCTTGCGGCGCCATGACCTGGCTGTCGACGGCGAGCTTCATCGCCTGCCGATCTTTCAGCGGGTCGACCCACGGCGTGCGTGGCGTGATCGCCTGCATGGCGCGATAGAGTGCCGGCTGGGCATTGTACAATGACGCCGTGAGCCCGGGGATGGCGCCGGCGAGCACCGCAGCATCCATCCAGCGCACCCAGACCTTGCGCAGGAATTGATAGACCAGCACGGCGTGCTGGAAGGCTTCGACCTCTGAACGGAAGGCCAGCAGCCCGGCACGCGACGAAGCGTAGGTCGCCTTCGAAAGATCGGCCGACAGTTCGGCGTAGGGGATGCCGAGCGACGCACAGATCTGCAGCAGCGTGCGGAACTGGAACGGCTCGTAGCCGCCGGCGACGCCGGCCGGCTGGGCAAACTTCACCTCTTCGCCGGGGTAGAGATGGACGGTGGCGCCCGGGCCCCATACTGCCGGATCATCATCGGGCCGCGGTTCGAGCGGGCTGCCCTCGTCCTGCATGGCGAGCGCGTACTCTTGCGAGGTCTCGATGAAGGTGGCGTAGCGCGCCTGCTGCTTTTGCCGCTCGACCTCGGCGTCGTCGTAGAGGTCGAGCTGGAACAGCTTGACGATCGCCGCGGCGTAGCCGGTCAGCCCGCGCAGCTGCCCGGCCTCGACCGGGTCGAAGACATGGATCACTTCCTCGGCCGGCACGCGGACCAGCTGCTGCTGCCTGAAGGCCTCGCTGAAGCTCAGTGTCTGGTCGGTCGGATTGGCGCGGAAGAACCAGTAGGCGACGCGCTTATCACGCAGGTTGCGGTCGAACTCGATGCCCATGCGGATGTTGCCGCCGGCATTGCCCATCCCGTCGGGCACCGTGATGAGCCGCCACATCGAGAGCTGCTCGGATGGTATCAGCTGCAGCTGCAGCGGCACCGACAGCCCATCCTGCGGGAAGCGCGGACGGAAGCGCACGAAGCACTCGCCGGCCAGGAAAGCCTCGCGCGCCACGCGGCGGGCGAATCCATAGAAGTCGGTGACGTCCTCGGCGTCGGCCTCGTCCGTCCACAGCGCCCACGCGACCTGCACGGCGTTGCGCAGCTCGGTATCGGCGATCAGCGACGACGGCTTGATGCCGGGGCCTACGGTTGCCGCCGACCACGCGCGCAGCGCCGCCTTGGCATAGCCGTTGTTGCGCACCAGCCAGCGCGCCCGCGCCACCACGGTCGGGCCCGCGGTCCGCATCAGGCTGTTGATGTGAGCCGAAGCCGGCTGCCAGTAGGTCAGCCGCCGGCGCGTCGAGCCGGCTTCAAGGCCGGCGGGCGGAACGAGGAAGTTTGCTTGGCCCGGCGGGATCGGGCCGACATACGGGCCGAACGGGCCGCCGAGCGGGGAGAACGGGTTGCCGCCGCCCGGTTGCAGGACCGGGCGCGGCAGGCCGCCGGTCAACCATCGAAGCGCGGATGCGAGCGCCGGCACGGCCTACAGCCCCTTCACGTGGTCGATGTAGGCGAGGCGCTTGCGGCTCGGCCAGTAGCCGAGCTCGCAGGCGAGAAGCTCTTTCTGGAGCTGCTGGGCGATCGGCCAGAGATTGGCGGCGGCGCCGTATTGGACTGAGCGCCCGCGGTCGCCGACCGATGTGACGCCCGAGCGTATCTTGGCCAGCAACGCCTCGAGCTGCTGACGCCTCGCAGCCTGCGCGGCATCCGAGCAATCGAGGCCGGGGATGGGGCCCGGAACGGAGTTCATGAACGACGGTTCCCTTGACCGCGCGGCTTCGCTGCCGCATTAATTCAGCGGTTGTAGGGATTGACTGCGTGTTGAGATTAAAAACGGGCTGCCGTCGGGCGGCCCTTTTTTTTGGTTTTGGTACGCGCGGTCGACTGATCAGTGTCCGCGGGACGCGGCAGCCATACGCCGCGCGAGTGAGGTTTGCAAGCGAGCCCGCATGGTGTCGGTGATGACGGCCTGCACTTCCTTCGTCTTGAAGGTGCCGTAGATCGTCGGTCCCCACAGCTCCCTGATCGGCAGATGGCTCGTGCTGGTGCGGCGGAACACGCCGGTATGACCGCTCTTCATGGTCGCGATGAAGGCGTGACGGATGATCTGCGGCTGGCCCCACGCGCGGGTGCTCACGCCGGTCGCGACCTGCGTTGTCGGAAACTCGATCAGAGGAATCGGCTTGCGCGAGCTGCGCACGGCGATCTCGTAATCGCCTGGCGCGATGTGGTCGTAAAAAATCCGCGGCTTGACCGTGCCCACTTTGAGGCCGGTCCGTTTGGCGATCAGCGACGCCGCCTTGCTCTGTGCCGACTTCGCCGTGTCGACCAGCGCCAGCGCCACGATCTTGTCGAGCTTCGGCTTGGCGATGCTCGTCAGCGAGTCCACGTAGGCTTCGGCGTTCACCGTGATGCCGACGTTGGGTCCGAACGCCATGGGTCCGCTCCTCGTGCTGGGCCCGCCCGCCGCGAGCCATGCAGCCCACGATGCCGGTATCTAATTAGATTCTACATAGACTCTAAACCGAGTCTTGAAAAAAAGTGGGCGGCGATGGCACCCGATAGCCTGACGTGTCAGGCCGTCAGGCCTTAGGG